ATTATGGGATCGTGTCACAATGCTTGTAGTTTTTGTTATCAGGGACACATTAAACAACCGAATATGAGGCTAAAAGATTTTAAACGTATTATCGATCAAGTTAAACATCATGTCACTCAGGTCGCTTTAGGAGGTCGTGGTGACCCAAATAAACATGAGAATTTTAAAGAGATAGTTGAATATTGTGTAAAAAATGAAGTCGTTCCAAGCTATACAACAAGCGGTATAAATCTAACAGAAGATGAAATTGAAATATCAAAAATGTGTGGCGCAGTAGCAGTTAGTGATTATGAATGGGTTGATACATATAAAGCATTGACAAGACTCATTGAAGCAGGAATCAAAACAAATATTCATCAAATCTTTTCATCAAAAACATATGAGAAATGTGTACAGTTAGTGGAAGGACGAAATTGGTGGGAACGTTACGATAATTGTTTTAAAGCTCCATTTCCAGTAGATAAATTGAATGCTGTAATATTTTTATTATTCAAACCGCAAGGAGCAGGAAAAGATCTTGATATAGGTCTTGAAGATCGCCATTTTCATTTCTTTTCAGATTTAGTTTTCAGACCAAAATCAACATTCAAAATTGGCATGGATAGTTGTTTGGTCAATCATGTTGTGAAGTACACCACCCCGACAAAGTTACAGGCCATGAGTATAGATACATGTGAAGGTGCAAGAATGTCTGCCTATATCACTCCAGATATGAAGATGATGCCATGCAGCTTTGGTAACAAATCAATATGGGCATGTGACATTCGTAAACAATCAATTGAAAGTGTCTGGCAAAATCAAAAGCCATTCGTAATATTTAGAGATCGTTTAAAGCAGCAAAGAAATATCTGTCCTTATGGACTGTAAAAGGGGGAAGTAAAGAATGAGGATTAAAACAGATTTTGTAACAAATTCAAGCTCAACGTGTTTCGTCGTAATGGGAACCACATTAGATATTGATGAGCTATTAACAAAGTATGATTTAGAAGAACGAGAAGATTTATATGAAGAATTAGATGAAGAATTGGCAAGTACGGATCTTGTTTATTCATTTGGGCCTGATTTTTATTATGCTGATAATATAATGATTGGAATTGAATATACAAAGATGGATGATAATGAAACATTAGGTCAATTTAAAGGTAGATCTTTAAATCAATTACAGCAAAAATTTGATTATTTAGGTCAAGTTCATCATATAGAAGAAGGATGGATGGATGGATGAAAATCAAAACAGATTTTGTAACAAATAGTTCAAGTTCATCATTTATAGTTGCATTCCCTCAAAAGATAAGAAGGATTGAAGATGTTGAAATGTTTATTGCTCCCAAATATTCAAAAACAATTTATGATGATGCAAAAGCACAAAAACCAATGAGAATTACTAACAAGAATATAGTTCAAAAATTGGGAGAAGAAATAAGTCATGGATTCATCAAAGAAATGGAAGCCTTTTCTTCTTGGGGAATTGGAGGTAGATCCTATGAAGATGAATTTTGTGAGAGAGAAGGGATAACAACAGAAGACCTAAGAAACAATCAAACCTGGAGACAACAATTATGGGATGAGGAAGATAGGAGAAGATTGGAAGTTTCAACAGAAGCAGCAGCAAAATTTATTTCACAGTTAACAGAAGACCACTTCATCTACATGTTTCATTATGGAGATGAGGATGGAGAATACTTTTCGGAGATGGAACATGGGAATATTTTCCGCGCTATTCCATCCTTTAGGATTAGCAAACACTAAAGGAGCGAAGGTGAAAAAGAAAAAAGTTACAGTTTCATTAGATGATTTATTTAACGAGTCGTCCCTTGATAAAGCATGGGACGCAGAAGATGATGGAATGGGAGGTCGAATTCCCAATTATACATTACTAGATTTTGTTGCAGTCCCTCCGACATTCAAAATCGAAACATTCTTTGGAATGAGAGAACATGCAGGCATAGTTGAAAATCCATCTGTTGATATAAAACAAGTGATAAAAATAGCATTTGCAGTTTCATGTTCTCCTGTATTTGCTTCAATGAATAATCATAGAATATCAGTATCATCGTGTCTGTATTTTCTTTCATTATTACAAGAATTAAATCTGGTTGTTAAAACAATTCCAAATCCTTTGAGATTGAGAGGGGATACATATAAACGATATATTAATGATGAAAATCCAGATCATGTACATGTTAGAAGACAAGGGGCTGATAGAATTAATTTCATTATTGTCAATGTTTGCCAATTAATGACACAAGATATTATCGATGATGCAGTTGCTACAGCAAAGAAAGCAGAAGAAACACAACTTGAGCTTGATACAATGTTGAGTAACCTTGAGAGAATTGACTAATGGAGGAAGTATGAAAAAATCAGTTAAGACACTTCTTTATCTGATGATGATCGTTTTAATGATGGTTGGTACAGCATCCGGTGCCGAACAAGCAGTTCAGATTGGAGAAGTGGATGCAGTTAATCGAATTGTTCAAGGTGATGATACAATAAAAATCATCAGAGTGGATGATCCAGATAATCCATTCGTATCAATTTACTTTACAACAATTGATAGCGGGCAGTTTCTTGCAATGGCTGATCCAAGCAATACATCAATCGCTGCTCGTCTTACTGGAGAAATTCCAAAAGATAAAGATGGAAATATGATTATCGATACATCAACAAATAAAAATATTGCTCATATCAGCAAATCGATTGGAAGTAAAGTGATGAAAATCGGAAGATGGTATGACAAAAAGAAAAATGTTTTATGTTATTTAGTCTATACAACGAAATGGCTGGATGGATCATTAAAACATAATCTTTCAGTTGTTCCGTTGGGAATGCCGTTAGCACCTTAGAGGTGTTCTTCGGGAGGGGAAAGGGTCGCCGGCATTAAGCTGACGACCCTTTTTTTCGGTTAGATTATTGAATGAAGAAGTTCAATTCAATTTGTTCAACTGTTCTTGTTGGTTGTAGAATAATATTAACATGGAATCTCTTTGTTTTTCTTTCGTAATCAGTTGCACCAACATCAATTGAATAACTGTCCAAACCTCTTTTCTGTTTAATAACTTCTAAGAAGTCTGTGATTGCACCACTTACCTGACCCCATGTAACAGGGTCATTCTGCTCAAAGATAAAGAAGCGGCAGAATTGTTCAATTGCTCTCTTGCAGTAAAGAACAAGTCTAACAATATTAAGATCTTGTAATGCACTCGCTTTAGCCTGAGCTGTCAACTGACCCCAAACAACATAACCATTGCTAAATTTAACAATTGGGTTTAATTGTTTCAAGTATAGTTGATCTCTCTGACCAAGTCTTGGATTGTAACGAAGTTCTTTAATTGAATCAATAGCTGCTCTATTAAAACCAGCTGGAGCAAACCACAATTCAGCAACATTATCATTTCTTGGAATAATATAAGACATATGATAAATTGGTGAGAACCACACATCTTCACCTGTAAATGGATCTGATACTTTATTGTAACATTCATATAGTGCTACATAGAAGTTGTTAAATGTATTTGTATTATTTCTTGAAGCTAAAGCAGCATTAACAGAATTGTTATCACCATTATCAAGAATACCAACACAGTCACGCCTTGTTGTACAAAGACCACTGATTGCAGTCTTTACATCAGCAGGATAACCAGCATCAAATACAAGACTGAAATAAACTGTTTCTGTATCATAAATTTGATCTTCCAATTCGCCTGTTACTGGGTTTGTCAAAAGTCCATTATATGCTTGCTCTAATAATGTTTCAGCTTCTGCTGTATCAACATCACCCGATGCAGTTCTCAAGTCACCTTCAGAACCTTTCTTTAATGGAACAGGTGTATCTGAAATAAATGCTGATGCTACACTCGCATTTGATTTCTGAATTCTATATTCGATTGAAGAATTCACATCAAATGAAGAAACAGCTCCATTCCATCCTTGAGTTCCTCCAGTTAAATTTCTTTCAGTGAATACATTGATAATTTCATCATCTTGTGCTGAATCAGAAACACCTAACCAACCATAAATTGTATTTCCTTTAGCATCTTTTGCAATAACAACATAATTAGCATTACCAGTTTCAGGATCAGTTTCCCAATCAGAGAAATCCTGTTTGTTATCGCTAATCGTAGCAGAACCAGAAGTTAACACAACATTTACATTACCAATTTCTTTATCGAAAACTCTAGCAACTAAATCATAACCATCAGTGTATAATCCACTTGGTAATTCCATTTCAAACCTTAAAACAGATGAATATGTTTCAAGAATACTACCAATGAAAATAGAATCTCCAGCATTATCAACTGCAAATGGATCAAATGAAACATTGAATGATTCAATAATTACATCATCGCCATCTGACTGTTTTTCATAGATGTCCATTACATAAACACCAAAAACAGTTGGATTCGAAAACTCTGTAAATCTAACTCCAATTGAGTTATAAAAATCACCTCTACCAATTGGGTAAAGCATTCCGATAGGTTTTGTGTCACCAGATGTAATTAAGTTTGTTTTGATTTCACCTGATGTGTTTAATCCTTCGACGTATGAAATTGTAATACTTGCTGACGCATCAGAAGCAGCTAACTGTGAATCAATTCTAATATTTGAATATGTAGCATTATCAGGAAGGCATCTCATCCAATAAAGAGATCCAGCTTCTCCTAAATAGTTATATGCTTCATATGGGCCTTGACCAAAATTCTTTCCGAATTCTGTAATGTCAGGTTCGCCCCATTCTGAAATTAAATCAGCTCTTGAACCAACAAAGATAAGTTGGTTGTCACGTCCTTTTCTTGTAAAACCAGCTAAAAATCCGATTGTTGACGGTACAGCTTGAATGAAAGCTGATAGGTCAATAATCTTGGTGAATACACCCGGAGATACATTAGCAGCCATTATTTTTTCCTCCAAAAATATTTCTCATTTTTTATTAACTCTATATTGTTCGTTTCCTTTCTCTCCAGGTCTAAGTTTTATAAAATCCTTTAATAATAAGTTTATCCTTTATACATATAAATACCAAACAAAAATTAATCGTCTATCTGTAGTTTTAATTAATGATGGAAATGTTACTCTTGCAAATAGTGTAAAGTGTCCGCTATACCCACCGTTAGAACTCTCTGCTGAAAACAAACCTGCTTCATTTAGAGTATATCCATTTGCATCATTTGGACCAATTGTAGTAGTTATTTGAACAACTAAATATTTACTATCATTCAATACATCCTGTTGGAAGACAACGCCATTAGTGTCAAATGCTTTAACATAGGAACCATTAGCAGGATACACACCACCACCCTGTGTTGGATCTCCAGCAGAATGTGGATCAGCATAAACAGATCCTGTTGTATCACTTATTGGAATCGGTGAATATAAATATTCGTCATTGTTTACTGGTGGGACTGGATCAAGTGGATCAGCAGGTCTAACACCACCATCTCCAAGACCAAACCATGAAATAAATTCATTTTGTGTTGAAGTTACATTTGAGTTGTTTAAATTCATCAATACTTGAGCTAACATTTCACGCCCGGAGTAAACAACCAAATTGCTTTTTCTTACAAGGCGTTTATTTCCATTGTCGTCAATCTCGAATACATGAACTTCACCTTTTGGGCCTCTAACTTGGGATGTATTAGAATTCACTTGATCAACAAGACAATTGTCTCCATAATAATCCCTTGCTTCTATAATCGTGTCTTTGACATTATCCATAGTCTATTTCCTTCTAATGTAGTTAAATGATAGGCGTATCATCTTTATATTTTGTTCTGATTTTATGGCGGGAAAGCAGACCGGATGAGGTATAGAGCTACCAATTATCTATACAAGTCACACCCGGTCTGCGCAATAACACTTTATTCTAAATATGTTCCACAATTAGGGCAAAACTTGAATGATGATTTTGATTTTGTTCCACAAGTTTTACATTCAAGTTTTGTTTGAACAGTAACAGGAGTTTCAATTGTATCTCCAGATGAAGTCATTCCCCTCATCTTAATGATAATAACTTTTGATTGTTCAAGTTCACCCATTACAGTATATCTGAATTCCTGATTACATTCTGATCCCTTAACAGTAATTCCCTCATCTTGTTCGGGAAGTCCTAGACACAT